TTTCTTTGACGTGAATAATCTCACTGGGAGTATACTTTACATTATGTTGAAATGTAAATTGTTTGATATAAGTTTGTTCGTCTGGCTCTATTTGAACATAGTTAGCGGGTAAATGATACAGCGCAGTTCCATCAAAATAGGCAAATATATTACCATCTAAAATATAATCAACTATGAGGTTTCTTTTGAATGTTGAAATATCCTGAAATGGATTTGGCTCTTTATTGAGAAGAAGCTCAACGCGTGAACGTCTTACATTCTTTACAACTGAAGTGAGCCCTTTTATTGGCTCTCCCACTCGAAGAGGAATCTCCGATGTATCATCTACTATCATGTTTACTGCACGATTTACTACTTCAAGATATTCGTAATATGCAGTATAATTTGTAATAATTTCGCGAGAAGAAATTGGTCCTGATCCTTCGACCATCGAAACAATGTCTCGCTGGGCGGGATTTAATTTTTCAATCAGATTATTATACCAACCCATTTTTCTCTCTTTGTATCTTTACCCAGCTTTCTTGCTTTTTAGCTGTAGAAAGTTTTGGGTTTTTTCCGTAAATGCTATGTAATCTCATATGATGAGTTTTGCAGAGAGTGACTGTCGCTTCAAATAGTTCATATTTATGTTGCTGAATAAAACCGTCTCTCTCTGCAATTGCTTCTTCATCACTCTTAACTTCTCCGTTCAGCTTTTCCCAAGCATGAACAAGTTCGCTTACGCTATAAAAATGATGAAATTCTAAATTTTCTGCGGTATCGCAAATTTCACAGTAAGATTTCTTTTGGTATGTAGACTTTGCTGCATCCCGAATCCATTTTATGAAATATCTGCTTAATTCTTTCATAGTATTATAGCCACCTAATAGTTAAAAGTCAAGAACTATTTTTTTGCTGGTCTTTAGAATGTAGGTGCGGCCACTTCAAAGCTATAAAGAGCGTAACGAATTGCGTCGGCCATATGGCTCGAACTATCGTGAATCGGTTTCTCTTTTATAAGATTTGGGTTTGGGTCCCAACGATACTGGTCAAGACTTCTCAATACTTCTTCACAAGACTGGTTTACAATTAGTTTATTATTATCAACTAGAGAAGCGACATAACCGATTCCATCAATTACGGATTTCTTTGCATTTTCAGTAGTAATATCATAGTTCTGTGCAAAGTCATATCGTGTCTGTTGTGCAGCCGCGTCAATAAAGCAGTAGTCTATATCTCTACGAGTATAAATCTCGGAAATATGCTTAGCGTGCTCTTCAGTTGTTCGCTCTGCCGCGTAGTATTCTTCAAGGCAGTAGTATTTTTCTCCATCAAAGGCAAAAACTACAAATGCAGTTGGGTCTCGAAAGCCAATATCTATGCCCGCAATAATATCCATACCGCGAGTATCAAGACTCGAAAGATCCTGAACACATTTTTCGTAATCAAATGCCCAGATCTGGCCTTGAAAAATATTAAAGTCTGCTTCGTATTCTTGACTAAATTCAGCTGATGACATACTTTTTCTCGCTTCGTCAATATCGCTTTCAGTTGCTCGTGGGTTATCCTTCCAAGTAGCCTTTATGGAAACCCACTGGCTAAATTCGTCAGTAAAACCACGATTGAAAAAGCGGCTAAACCAATTATTGCGACCTCGAGGAGTGGAAATAAATAGAGCTTTACTACCTGGCTTGTCGAGTGTTGGCCGAATAGCGACGTTAAAAGCAGTTTCGCCATCAGCGAGGGCAGCTTCATCAAAGAGGACAAAATCATAAGAACGTCCTACTACTGAATCAATTTGATTCACCGAGCCGAGTCGTATTGTAGAGCCATTTGCCATCTCAATAACTCGATCTTTTGCGTTATCTTTGGATACTTCGAGATCAAAGTGCTTAATTAGATTTCTTTGTAAATCAAAACTAATCTGCGACAAATTAAAATTTGGCGATACAATGAGTACGTGACTATTTGGAACTAGGGAAACACATTGAGCAATAATATTACCCACATAAGTTTTTCCTTGCCGGCGTGAAAGCGCCCCGACTATGAAACGATACTTCGGATTATTGATTGCATTAATAAGGGCAATCTGAGAAGGTATCGGTTCTATTCCAAGCAGGTCAAGGTACCCAGTAATTGGTACCTTTAAAAAGTCTCCTTTTACCACCGAATCTAATACTATATCTTTTCTGCTAATTTCCATTTAACACTCACAGGGGTGCAACCCACATCGGTTACAAATTTGAAATCCAAGTATTTGCTCATAAGGGCTAGGAAATGCAGGTTCATGAGCTTCTACCATAACTTCAAATTCTGACACTCCCTGCTCCTGAGCTATTTTAGCACAAACATTAATAGCTTCTTCATGTGTAGGAAATTGAAGATGGTCTTGACCCTTCAGTCTCCAAGATCCGTCTTTCTGATATATGTAAAACATTCACAAGGCTCCATGTCACAAATTGTACAAATATTTTTAGCAATCATTTTTTCAAAAGGTGTGCTATCTTCAGCGAGCTGAGCAAGCTTTTCAAGTCTTTCTACTAAAGCAGCTTTTTGAACTTCAGCAGCTGCTTCTGCCACTACAGCAGAGGCTAGGGTAGCTTTCTCAGCCTGAATACCTAGCCTAGCTAAAGCTTCTTCCAGAGTAGCATAGGATTGAGCACGCCCTGAAATTTTCCACATTCCTCTTTTCTCAAAAATCATAGTCCTCTCCTTACCAGTTCAGTTACTAAAAATAGTATTGCTGAACCGCTTACAATTAAAACGAGTTTATAAAGAGAATCTATACGCTCTTTTGATTCTTTAATCATATCTCGCGTATATACCTGAAACTCTCTTAGTTCGTTAAAGACTGTTTTCCATCTTTCTTCTACAACTGCTTCATGCCGATAAAAATCTTCTCTTAATGTACGATGCTCTTTCCAGAGCAGCTCTATATCCTCATGAAGCCTATCATAGTGTTCCTCTCTAGGTTCCGCTCTCCTGTCCAAGCAACTTCTCCATTAATTTACCGTAGTTGCCCTCTCCAAAAGGAGAGTTGATCTGAACGTTATTCTGCTGTTTAATCGTCATAGTTTGCTTATTGGCGTCAGTTGACATTTTATGCGCGAGGCCAATTATATCAACAAGATCTTTTGAGGAATAAACTCCCGCTTCGCGAGCTTCTTGAATTTTGTTTTCAATTATTTCATCAAGAAGTTCAGCGAGACGAAAACGGTTTCGGTACCCTTGGTCAAGATAGACCGAGTTAACATATTCTTTGACATCTGATTTTGCGAGAACTTCGTGGACTCGATCGGGCGTAATACCGAGAGCTTTCCCTGCAGAAGCGGCGTCACCAGAGGAAAGATACGCATTTGCGACTTCGAGATTTTCGGGAGCTATTTTAACTATCACCACTTCACCTTGTTTGCCCAATAGGCTGCTGAGAGTTTACCTTTTGCAATGTTCTTTGCATGACGAGCCTTGAACGAAGCGCGACGAGCTGCGTTCGCTTTCGACTCTCCTTTTGTTTTTGGAGAGCCTTTTACACCTTGTTGGCCGAAGCGAATTGTTTTAATCTTTTTACCTGAACGCGCTACGACAATATGTGATTTTTTTGGATGGTTTGGCGTTCTCTTTGGCTTGTTATAGCCTGAGACGCCTGCGCGTTTCAGACGGGAATCTTTCTTTTTCTTTGGCATTGGGGGACTCCCTTCTGCTGTGCTCGAGCTTGGAGCAATGGAACTAGTATACTGTGAGTGAAGTTGAAAGTCAAGAAAAAAATTTTTTGAAGTCTTGTGACTGCTTGTCTTAGCGCCTACGTCTTGAAAATTACCCCCAAGTTGCGCATGGGGTTGGGCGCGGTCGAATGTGAATATTACCATGTCTCGGAACCGCCCTCCCCTTGGCACGATTCGTGCCCACCACAAATCGTGCCAACTTTTTCGCGTCCATCGCGCGCGGCCATTGTCAATGGTAATATTCACAATCGATCAGGGGGACCATCGATCAGGGGGACCATCGATCAGGGGGACCATCGAGCAGGGGGACCATCGAGCAGGGGAGCATCGACCAGGGGGACCATCGAGCAGGGGGACCATCGAGCAGGGGGACCATCGAGTAGGGGGACCATCGAGCAGGGGGACCATCGAGCAGGGGGACCATCGACCAGGGGAGCATCGACCAGGGGGACCATCGAGCAGACACTTTTTGTCATCTGCCATTGTCAATAGGTGACACAATGCGTCACCTGTCAGAAAATTGACGCAAACGACTTTTTATAACTCATTGATTTAGAAGAACTTTTTTTTCGTATCTGGTAGCGCATAGTTGGCACGCTCGCTGCAAGTATAGGGGGGAGGGGGAAGGTTTCCCCTCGCGAGACTCCCCCTCGCGCACACAGGGGACTGGAGAATTATTATGGAACTTTCAATGATGCAACAAAAGATCGAGGAACAAGCAGCGCTTATCAAGCGCTTGGAGCGTCTGGTATATGACGTCCACAATTGCTTGATCGAGAAAATGCCGAGCGTGGCATTGCAAACTCTGCAATTGTCGAATCTTTCAAAAGCTACCTAATCAAACCATAAGGGGGAGACCTAGGTCTCCCCCCTCTTAAAGGAAACAGACAATGTCAGACGTAAGATTTGAACTTCGCAATGAAAAGCCAAACGATCACGCGGTATATATCGACGGTAGATTCTGGAAGGTATTCTATGCAAAGCGTAACCAAGGGGAAGCACAGATTCGCGCGCTTTGCGATCGCAAGACTCGCGAGACTGGCAAGACGTGGACCTATTCCCCGTTTGCTGGCTGATTTAAATCGGGGGGAGTATCTCCCCCTTCATTCTTTAAAAGGAAACAGATAATGAAACTCTCTAAACAGATCTGGAATGCTCGCACTCAAGCTGTACATTTAACGATAACAGCAGCAGATCTTTATAGATTCGCAATAAAGAATACATGGAATAATGAAGGGGAAATAGCAGCCGATATTAATAAAAGAGCCGATGAATTAATGGAAGAATACGCGCTATTGAAAGAAGAAATCGCGTTTCTGGAATGGGTCCAGATAATGGAGGAAGCATACACTGACGGGTACTACGTCGAATGATTCGGTCGGTCGGTCGGTCGGTCGGTCGGTCGGTCGGTCGGTCGGTCGGTCGGTCGGTCGGTCGGTCGGTCGGTCGGTCGGTCGGTCGGTCG